AGCTGACTCGCGAACGGGAGAGTCCCCTGCTGCCGGTTCCGTTCCGCGTCATACGCACCCCCGTAGATGTTGTTAGCAAGATTGTTAACTTGCTCGGTGCGGTACGGAAGCTGCGAAACAAGGTCGCGGCCAGCCGTGGCGAACTGACTGTCCAAAGCCCCTCTCGTCTGCTGCACAGCACGATTGAAGGTCTGGTCTAGCCACGGGTTGTTGTTCATGAAGTCGCCGTTAAGCGACTGCGTGACATAGTTCTGCGCAGCACCAGTAACAGGAGAGCCTTGCGTCGCCCTGTCCTGCGTCATCTGCATCGCCTGTTCGCTCTGCGGAGAGAACGGGACGAAGGTGTCGCCGGGGTAGAACTGAGGCCCACCTTGGTTGTACAGGTTAGAAGCCTGCCCGAAACCGCTTTCTATGTACGGCTTTGCGAATGCAGGCGGCTCAATCGTCTGCGTCTGAGTGCTGGAAGAATCGGGTTTGGACATGCTATCGCCCCTGCGTCCCTAAAAATGGTGAGAATCTTGGAATAATCTGCTGAATAATCCGGTCTAACGCCTCGTTGCTTATGTTCCCAATCGGCTGATTGTTCACATCGTTGTTAACCGTTGGGCCTTCATTGCCAAGCCACGGCATAGACGGACTTCCACCCGTTGCAGTTGAACCTTGGCTCGCAGGCTCTTGGGCGCTCGACTGCGGTTCTTCAGTCTCGTCATCCTGCGAAGTAATGGCATTCACGATTGCGCCAAGCGGGTTGACTGCCGCATTGATGCCAGTACCTACTGTGCCAAGAACATTGCCCCAATCAACACCAGAGAACGGGTTTGAGCCTGGAGCGTTCGGCAGGAACGGGTTAGACCCATTGCCAGATGCCCAATTCAAATACGCATCAAGGTCATTGATCCATGTGTTGCTGTTGGGGATGCCGCCACCACCCATGCCTGGGTCAGCGACTTGAGAAGGGGGCTGAATTGCGGGCGGCGTAGTCCCCGGTCTGTTGGGGTCAGCACCGTCATACCCGCCAGAGCCTCCACCACCACCGCCGGGAGCGGCAGGATTCATCTGCGTCTGCTCGCGATACCCCGAAGGAGCGCCGTAGCCAGCCATCTGAAGCGCCAAGTCCTGCATCGGCCCATAGGACGGCGCAAAGGTACGCTGAGGCTCCGGTATGGCCCTGCTGAACGGCTGCATCTCAGGAGTCGGCACTTGCCAGTTAGAACCCGTACTCGTCACCTGTGGCGGGCCAAACGCGCTCTGAGGGTCGGATGCAATAGGCGGTACTGGCGGCGGCGTATTTACCGGAGGCTGCTGATTGAACGCCCGGATGGGGTCAATCGCGATACGCGCCGTGGGCATACTGTAGTTCGGCAGACCTACGGGCTGGTTCGGGAACATCTCGGGATTCGGGTTCCACTGAATCATCGCGGGGTCAAGCATTACAATTCCTTCCTCAGCACTACCGCTGTCCATTTGTATTCAGGGAGCCGCTTAACCCACCCTTTGCGACCCACAACCTGCATGTGTTCACACCCCTGAGACTTCGCCCAAGGCTCCGTGTGTTCAGTCACCATCGGCACCCACTGATTCGCCCGCTCACCACCTGCAAGCCATACAAGGCAGTACCGCCCGATGTCGGATTGCTCAATGCGGGTGATCCAGACTCCGTAGACCTTCTCGTCATCGTAAGCAAACCAGCACTGCGCCTGCGCGTTCTCAATCAGAGCCAGCACTTCTTCTGGAGTGTTCCAGCCATACTCAAGCGCACGCTCAATATGCTCTTTGATGTGAGGCCAGTACGCTCTCGCGTGTTCCGGCGGCACAGTCCCTATGTTCAAGGCTCCATTACCCCCAAGTCCCGCAATTTCTGGAGAAAGGCATTAAAGTCATCCCTGATCTCTGTCACTGTGGTGGCAGCACTATCATCCTGCGCAGGAATGGCCTCCTTGATTAAGGAGTTCAAAGCAACGGCCAAGCGGTATCTGTGTTCGTCTACAGGGATCGCCGTGCTTTCAGGAACTAGGTCAATATCCCTCACACTTCACCCGCAGATTCGTGGAAGTAATGAATGCCCGACGCAGAATCAAACCCGTCAGCAATGGTGATTCGCGCCCTGTGGTAATACGCATCTGAACGAAAATGCGCCTGCTTACTGCGAGGATGCAACGATGTGGCGGTAGTCCAAGAAAGGTCATCCGCAGTGTCGTTGCGCGTCCCTAGCTGTACGGTTATCCCGCCGCCATCCTCGACAACGGGCTTGACCATCTTCACGAACGCCCTGCCAGGAGCATTCAATGGCACCTCAGCCGTTTCGATTACCGCTGTTTTCGCATTTCCGGCGAACTCGCCAAGGAAGTGCGAAGTGTCAAACGCCTGTAGAACGACATAGCCGCCCGTCCATGCGGCAGAGTCAAACGGGATGCCCAACTCATCCAGGTCGCCCACCGCATCAATCTCGTCAAGCGTGTAGCCCGGAGAACGCCCGCCAAATACGAACTCAAGCGATTCCTCGCCATGAGTCCATCGACCATCACGGTAGTTGTAAATCAGCAGCCTGTTCGGAGTGCCGTCAATAGAGTCCTTTCCGGGGAAACTCCAGACAATGATGTTCTTCTCGAAATCAACGCCCGCACTGATACGGTTCACGAAACTGAACGCCATGTTCTCTTGGAACCAAGTGTCAACCTTGTTGTTTCCAATAGGCTGAACCTTGAAGCCGTCAGTAGCGTAGAACCCATCCAGCGCCAGGAAGTAGGTCATGTTACCTACCTGAACACACGCTCCGGGCGCATACGCACCGCGCCCACGCTCAAAGGTCTGAACCTGGAACACGACAGCGCCACCAACATAGGTGAAGCGCGTAATGGCTCTCTGCTGGAAGATAAGCCCAAAAGACTCACCATCCGCAATGTAAGTGACCGGCCCGTAGGACGCATCCAGTTCCTCGCGAGAGGACTGCTTAGACGCGGCATCGTCCGTGAACGGAATCGGCCAATCCGTGGGATCGTCAATCGCGCACCACTGGACGGCATGGGGAACATGACCAAATGCCCCATAGTTCACATCGCCAGCAAACACGAAGTTGCGGATTACCCCGACCCGCTTCGCATTCGGCGCACCCGATATGGCGGTGAAGCCTGAGCCGCCAACATCATCAATCTGCATATCGTCAACGAAGTTCGTCGCGATAATCTTGTCGTTGTATTGCGCCAGCCCCCAAAACTCTCCAACAGGGGTGGCATACCCGCCAGCATCGCTCACATCCGTCCATGAGCTTCCGTTACGCTTGTACAGCGTGTCCACAGTCCCCGTGTACACCACGGTATCCCCCGTGGCTAACGAAGCCGTATACGCGCCCTGACAGCGTGCGCCCAACGCATCCCCACGCGAAGCATGAGAGTTCAGCGGACGATAAGACGAGTCCGTGGCAATGACATTCTTCGCCTCTGTCAGCCCCGGAGTCGCTATGTCAGGGAGGTCGGGGAGCCATTCCCCGAAGGGGATAAAACTCATACTGCCCTCACAGCAATGCCGCCAGAGAACCGCTCGCGCCGCTCTGAGCCGCGCACACGCCCCTTCGCCCGCTCGTACATCTTCTCCCACAGCATCAGGCGGGAATCGTTCTTGATGAACGGCTCTGCCTGCATGAGAGCGCCATACAGGTACAAGTCAGGATGGTTCGTCAGCAGCCAGTTGGTGTCGGACTCGCCGTTAAGCGCATCGAACTTCTTGTAGTAAATGCCGCCTACTCGGTACTGGTCTGACGGGAACGGGGCAAGGATGAAGGTGTCGCCCTCAGTGGCGATATACTTGGGTACACCGTTGCCATAAGCGAACGCCGCATCGCTAAGTTCCGTGTCAGAAAACGGAGTGCGGCCTGCGAAGCGAGTTCCGTAGGTTTCGTAGATGAAGGCGGGTTCGCACCGTTCAAGTTGAATCCTCGGTGACTTGTCAAGATAGGCGTGCTTCAGTTCCAGGTAATCATCAGGAACATCAAACTTCCCATCACAGCCAACAAAGCCGTCAAGGACTCCCTCCATCTGGCGTAAGCGCAAGTCGGGGTCAGAGTAAATCTGGTTTTCCGCGAACTGCACGAACTGGTCTACATAATCCGAAAGGTCGCCACGGGCAAGCCAATCGGAAACCGCTGTCTTTAGCGTCCCGTAGTTAGTGACCTTTGCCATTTAGAGTGTCCCCGGAATCGTCTTGAGTAGCTTGTAATCACCGTTCAACTTCTGCCGAATCTTTCTCTTGTCCTCGGGGGTCGGATTAAAGAAGTCAATGCCTTCCTTCATCCACTGTTCGATGACAACCATCGGGATAGAAGCCGCATGGGTGTAGGTGTTTTTGTAACGCCCCGCGTGAGGCCGCTTGGCCTGATGCGAGTTGGCAAGGGCTTTGTTGCGATCAAGAATCTTCTCTACATCTTGCGACCTCTCGACATAAAGCCGATCAGCCATCTCGTCGTAGTGAAACTTCGTCTTAATCACGACAGCCACGCCACCGAAAGTGAGCCAGCCGTGGTCGCCTGAATCACAGCAAACCTCTGCCCCGGATGAACACTCAGGACGAGTTCAGTTCCAGCCGGAAGGTAGAACGAACCATCAGCAGCCGAAGCCGTGGGGCTGGTGCCATACGCCACCCAACAACCAATGGTGGAAGTCAGCATGGCTTTGTGAATGTTCGCCGGGACTGTCTCAGACTGCGCGGACGCAGCCCCGATAGCCACAACATCAGAATCTTTGAAGTACATACGAACTCCCAAAAAGAAGGGGGCCAGCCCGAAGGCCAGCCCCCCAAGAGACAGCTAAGGTAGCTGTTAGGCGGAGGTGGTAAGGTCAGCAATCATGGCGTGAGCCTTCGGATTGCAAACCTCAAGAGTCGCCTCCATGAGAATCTGCTTCGTGCGGTTATCACCGTTCACAGCGATGTCCTGCGAGAACGGACGGCGCAGATAGCAGAGCTTCGCCATAGACGGATCGACCAGGAAGGCCATATCCGCAGGCTGGAAGCGGTTGGGGACGATCTTCAGATCGCCAAAGTCACCGACATAGACATCGACAGTCGCATAGAGCTTCTTGTCCTCGGTCTTGTCGAACTTGGTGGCACCGCCGCTGAAGGTGGAAGCAACCGTCTTGTTGTACGGCCCAACCATCAGAATCGACGGGTCAGCGCCCTCGGCCCAAGCAGCCTGATGCGCAGCCTTCAGCATATCCTCAGTGAACGCGGCAGGCGTGCCATCCGTGTGGATGTCAGTACCATTACCGGTCGGAGGCGTTGCGTCAGCAGCATTAACCACCACACCAGCGAAGGTCGGCAGGCCGCCAAGTTCACGCGCAGTGGAATCATTACCAGCAACGCGGAGGTTGTTCGCCAGAAGCGAAGTCTCCAGGTCGCGCTTGATTTCCTTCATGCGCTTGGCAACCTGATAGGCCATTTCGCGGTTACGGCCAGCCTTGTCCACCGCTTCCTGAGTACCCGTCACACGGGCATTCTTCTCAAGAATCTGGCAGTAGTTACCCAGGCGGGTCGTGGGGGCAGCAACATCCACGCTGATCGAATCACCTTCAATCTGCGCATTGGAGCCGGAAGCCGCTGCGAGTGCATCGGTCTGCCATTCCAGTCTGTTACTTTTATGACCTCTTGCGAGGCGGGGGGCGTGTCTCACGACTTCCCCCTCTACGGCTCTCACCGTAGATCGGACTCTATCATCCCCTTTGCGGGGTCTGGCATATTAGCCTCTGAGGTTAGCCTACGCGACAGGAGTAAGCAGGAGCGGAACCCCATTCATCAACACGGCCCTGTTTGCGAGCAATGTTGAACCTAGCGCCGCTGTCAATCCATGACTTCATCTTGATATGGAACCTTGTCGGCGTCTTGTATCCTTCCTTGCGAGGCTTCTCCTGAGAAACCTTGCCAATTCTGATACCAACGCTTTCGAGAATCCTAATGAAGTCAGGAACCCATGCATCACACGACTTGTAGCCCATGTAGAATCTGCGATTGCTTGTGCAGCCAGTTTTGGCGGCAACAAACCCCTCGCTATCCATAACGCCAGCAATAAACGCCAGCTTTTCAGGCTTGCCCCAGGAGTAAACGAAAGCAGGAATAATCTGCTTGTTCTCGGTCACTTCCCGAAGGTGTCGCGCAATGTCAGAGTCACCGCAGCGAAGCGAGTAATTCGGCTTGCTGCTTTTCTTGACATCGTGCTTGTGAATGGAAACTGGCCTGTCAGTGAACTCACTTAAGGCCGCTTTGGTCGCTTCTGCGAAATCCTGATCTATGGTGTTAAGGCGAAAAACTAATTGTCCCTGCTGCGTCGTAACGCAGCCATCGCCTAGATACACACCAAGTAGATATGCGTAACTCTTACCTGCTGATTGCCCAATCTTCATAACTTTTCCTCTGCGGGGTATGAAGCTCTAAGGGTGTTCCAGCATATAGCCAGATTTTACTACCACAAATTAGCTATGGTACACAGCCTTCGCAGTCGCCTTTTTAACGGCGCTCTGGAACGGCGTGTCCGTGGGCGAAATCATATGGATTTCGTTGGTCAAGTCCTCACGATTACCAATGGCATCGTAAGAACTGAAAGTATTGGTTTCCTGAGCCATGATTTACCTCATGCAAATTTGGACATAAGCAGTTCTGCCACATCATCGACGGAACCCGTCTTTTTGGCCCTGCTCATGAGTTGTTCGGTTCGGTTAGTGTCAGCCTTCTTCGCATTTCCGGGCTTCACCATCTTGGGAGCCAACTTCAGCTTCTTCTCAAGCTGAGGCTTGGCCTTCTGCAACTTGGCATACTCCTTCGCGTCCCTCAGCAACCTGATTACGCGATGGTCAAATACCTCGTTAACATTGTCCTCGGTGAATCCGTACTCTTTCGCGGTATCCACGATTTCACGCCATTCCCGCTCTTTCGTGGTCGGATCAGACCAACTCGGGATTGCTTCCGTGACTCGCTTCTGCTCATCGGAGCGGAGCTTTTCCAAGTGCTTCTGTTGAGCCTCGGTCTGCTCCTGCCGATGATGCGCAATAGCCTCTGCCAACTGCGCTAGTCGGGCATTGTGCTGCTGCCACTGGATGTACTTTGAGTTGAACTCAATCGGATCATCCTGCTGGAGCCGCTGCCAATCGACATTCGCAAATTCGGCATTCAGGAGGTTCGCAGCCATGGCATATCCAGCCTCTAACTTAGAGGCTTTCTCCTGGGCTGCCTTTTCCTCCTTCGCTCGCGCTTCTTCCCACGCCTTGCGCTCGTCTGACAAAGCCATTGACTTGCGCGTCAAATGCCCCTGAATCTGGTAACTCGCTAGAGCCTCTTGAAGCGTGACCTCCTGTTCCTCGCCGTCAATCTTGGCCTTCACCTTCAGGCTCATCAGCCTGTCAGGTTCCCAACCAAGACCTTCAGCAAGGTCGTAAAGGGAGGCGACTTCGGGTTCGTCGCTCGTATCTTCCTCAGCAGCATCTTCCCCTTCCGGGGCATCCTGTGGTTCTTCCTCCGCTACGGGAGGCGTATCGTTCTCCGGTTCTTCTTCTGGAGGTTTTACAACAGGCTCATCGGAAAGCCGTTCAGGCTCCGACTGCTCACCCGCCAACTTACGCTCAATCGCGTCCACTACAGCCTGTTCGTTCGCTACTTCGTCCACTTAAAACCTCCAAGGGGGCTGCCGTAAGGACAATTCCTTACGAGCGAGCTTGCCCGTTTCAATGTGTCGCCTAATCGCATTTCGCACTTGGTCTGCTACCCAAAGAGCCGTAACCAGCCTCGAATGCGTTTCCTTGTCGTTGAGATTGACCGCCTTCATCGTGTGAATCAGGCGATCCTCAACATCCTGCATGGCAGATTTGAAAAGCGGGTTCTCTAAGAGCCGTGCCGCTTCCTCTGCCCGTTGAACTTCGTTCTTACGCTCTACCTCGTCCAAGCTCCGCTCCTATACCCGTTTTCATCAAGTCCGTGGCGTACTTCAACTCTGTGTCGGTCACATCCAGCGCGAATCGACGGTCTTTCTCCATCTGATCCATCTGCGCCCGTGCCGCCTCTAGCTGCTGCTCACCACGGCTCTGCATGGCCTCAAGTTGCAACTTCTGTTGCTGATGCTGCTGCTTCATCTGCTCAGACATCATCTTGACCTGAGACTTCATTTCCTCAATCTCTACGAGCGGGTTCTTCTCCTGAGACTTCTGCTGCATCATCTTCTGATACTCAGGACTCTGCGGATCAGTGAAGAATACGCCGCGCTTCTGGAAGCCCAACTCCTTCGCCGCCTGCTCCGCAAAGTTGTAAGCATTGTTCGGCATGACAATCCCGAATGCAGCAGACTTCTCCATCACTTGCATCAGCATGGCAAGGTTCTGCTTGCGGGCTTCGTCATTGTTGTTGCCCAAGCCGACCTTGACCGTCACATCTGAACGATGCCGCCACTGCGTCGGGTCAATGTCAGTCCACCCTTCCTTCAACTTCGCCTTGGTCTGGAAGTCCTGGTTCTTAATCAGCAACTCATGGACACCGCGCACAAGGTCGGACACGCCGGTTTCAGCGAAGATGCGGGCCACCGCCTCAATCCGCTGATTGGCAGAGGAAGTCGCCACATCAAAAGCCGAAGCCGTGGAGTTCTGTAGAACATCGGCATCCAAGCCCTGAGTGATCTTGCCCACGCCCGTGCGGACTTCACGCACCCCGTCAATGTAGTCAACAACCGGCAGCGCCTTGTTGATGATGCTCTCTGACTGAATGGGAACGATGTCGCGGTTGGGGTCGCCCATAGTGCGGACAACACCGCCAGGACGGGCAGTAAGGAAGTCCTCCATGTATACATTGTTCTCGTTCACCGCCCAACGGTTGTTGTTGGACAGGTAAGCGTTATCAAGAATCGAACGCATGAGCGCCGTCTTGATAAGCTGGAGGTCTTTAACCAGATCGGTGTACGAAAGCCCCGCGTGCTGGTGCGGCAGAGGAATCGGGGTCAGGTAGGCGAACGGAACATGGTCGTATTCCTCGTTCTCCAGAACCCTGTCGCCCGCAAGAACCACCCTGCGGCGCTCGGCAATGCCGTCCTTGTCATAGTCAACCTTGACATAGGCTTCCAAAAGCCGGACGGACTGCATGGCAGGGTCAGCAGAGTTCTCCACCCAACGCCCGTCAACCCGATCAAAGGTGTCTACCTTGTTCGTTTCGTTGTACGGCGAAAGGCTCTCTACCTCAGCCTTGTCATAACCCATCGCGACGAGTTCGGAGCGCGTAAGAATACGCTCATGGGCAACACACGCCGCGTCCTGTAGGTCGAAGCCGCAATCCTTCGATACCGTGACCTCATCCACGGGGACATTCTGGATTCTCGCCCGCCCCTTCTTGCGAAGATACTTGAGCTTGAACGAAATAAGCCCATCCGCATCGTCAGCCTCGACCACTTCCGGGTCGCCATTCAGCGATGCCTCCATCAGCACATAGTTCGCCTGCTCAGGCGTGAGATTGGTATAAGTCTCAAAGGTGGGTTCCTCTACATCCTCCCACCAGTATTTGACATAACCGACCTTCTTGAGAAGCGCGTCCTTGAACCAGGTCAGCATGGTCATGAAACCTGGGTTCTGCTTCATGATTACATGGTTCGTGTACAGCGACTCCAGAGAAGCCTGTTCCTCGTCCTCCGGGCCTACAGGATCGAATACCACGATGTCATCGTGCAGGAACACGCGCAGCAGCGAGGGGATAATCCACTCTACCGTGTCGGCAACATCGCGAGAGACTACATGGGAGCGTCCCTCGACTTCGTTACCGAGAGGGTCGCCCATGTAAAGGGCAAGCGCCTTGTCCTGCTCTGCCGCAATCTCGGAATTCCGGCCCGTTTGGGCATCACGGACATATTCCTCGACTACTGAGCGAAGTTCGTCATTCGTCATTCATCTTTTCCTGCAAGCGGCGTGGCTTGGGGCCGGGTTTCTTACGGTATTCAATCCTGTCCATCCGTTCTTCAAGTTCGGCACGATGCTTCTCGACAAAAGCCTCCAAAGCCTCCATCGCCGCCTCGACCTCGCGAATCTTGTTACTGAACTGGATGCTCATATGATTCCAGCCTCCTTGTTGCTCGGGTACTTCAATCTCTTGTTCCCCTTGCGCTTAATCAGACCGGAAGCGAAAGTCATAATGAAAGCGTCAGCCAAGTCAGGCGAGTTCTTGTGAACCGTCCGCTTCTTGACCTCATCCTTGCCCTCAATCCGAATCTTCCCCGACCCGACAAGCGTGTACTTCGGGCGGGACAGTTCATCAATCAAGTCCTGCTGCGGCGGGATGCTCCCCGCTCTGGCTTCAAACCACTCCCTCGCAAGCCACCACAACTCATCCCTCAACCGCAGGAACTTATCGCTGACGCTCGGAGCCTCCGAGACATTACAGCCACGCGCCGGTAGACCGTTCTCACGCAGCCTGTCAAGCACACCCGCCCCGATACCAATGACATCCACCAGGATTTCATCCGGCTTGTCCTTGTCCGGCGTGTTCTCATACTCCTGAGTGACGAGAGAAGCCGTCTGCATGGTGTCCTTCTCACGCCAGAACATAATCGGCTCCAGAACCTTGTTCTTCTGGCGCTTGCACAGGGCGGTACGGTCATCACCGAAGCGGGCCACATCCAACCCCCACACAATCGGGTCTTTCTTGGAAGTGACAATATCCCGGTTGACCGCATCCTCCACAATCCACAGGGGGATCACGGCATCATCATCACCCGTGGGGAACTCGCCCAATACACGGACACGATAAGCATTGCTCTGCTCGCCATACCGAATCTTGCAGGACTCGATATAGTTCGGCTCCACCAGCGGAGAATCGTGGCAACTGACCCTCATCACATGCCATAGCTCGCGCATACGGGTGTGAGAGTCGTAAAAAAACCCGCTTACGCGGGTCGGGTTTCCACACATCAGGGCTTTGTTCCCTGGTTTAGTAAGAGCGCCTTGGGCGACCTCAAACACCACATCAGGGACAGCAGAAGCCTCATCCACCACGAACAACAGGTTTTCCTCATGGAAGCCCTGCAATGCCTCGGGCTTCTCAGCCCTAGCAGTCCGGGCTACAGCAAAAGATTCCTTCGGAGAAGACTTCAGGTAAATCCTGTCCGACAGAACCTCAAACTGACTCGAAAGTTCCTCCGGCATCCGCTTATGCCACTTCGAGATTTCAGCAAACAACACATCAGCCAACTGGTCAGCAGAGTTCGCAGTACACGGCACCTTCAACGGAAAGTGCGTCACCATCATCCACCAGACCGCCCACGCCTCAGTCGTGGACTTCCCCACTCCATGACCTGAACGAATGGTCACATGACCATATATCCCGTTGTACTCCTTCTCTAACTTCGCCCGCTCCTGCTCAGATAAAGGCCCACTAATCAGCCTCGCCGTCAGGTAGTTCTCGAAACTCGGCAACTTCTCCGCCAGATGCGTCAGAGCTTCCGCCTGGTAATAGGTGGGCTGCGCCCCCAACGCCTCCATTACGAACAGGGTCGGATATGACCTCCACCGCAGTAGCGTTCTTGATTCGTCGTGCGTCATTTATGTCCCTTAACAATCCCTCAAGCCCCTTGCTCACCGTGTGCGTCATCTGCTTCGGCACAATCTGAGCAACTACCTTCAAGTAAACATCCGGCTTCTCCAATCGAACAGCCTGGATCACTTCCTCCCCATGACGCTTGAAATCAGCCTCCAGCTTCTTCAAGAACTGCTCGCCTAACTTGTTACGACTCCCCTTCGGCCTCCCAGCAGGATTACCAGACTGCCCCGGCTTGAACCGCGTAACAGCAGACTTGTTCTTCTTCTCAGGCAATGCCACCAGACCCCCTATAAGGCTCTACAAGCCAAAATAACCGGCTCACTTGCGGAATTGCTCCATGCCCAATGAACGGAGCGGATTTTCGCCCTCATATTCTTCCTCAAGAGAACTGAGAGGAACACTTCCGCCAGATGTCTTGTACTTCGGTAAAGGCGGGTTCGCGTCCCGCCCCATCCACATGAGAAACGG